GTGTTTGTGGAGGCCGTTTGATGAATTACCGATAAATTAGATACGAGATATAAATTAACAAATTACGAGCGATGGAAGAAATTAAATACCCAACTGGAAAATTTGAAATTGATTGGCTATTAGAGAAGCCAAATAGAGCGTTAGAAACTAATAGTTTATCAGAAGCTATTAAATACCTGATAGAAAAACACAATGAATTAGTACGAGCGATGGCGGACACTACCCACGAGAACAACGGCTTACATAAACACATTGTTAGCAATAGTGCTATTGACACTAAAGAGCTACGAAAAGAGTTTATGCGAGAAGTACACAAAAGAGGGGTTTAGCATTATTGCTAACGGCAAATTGTTTGTTGTCGTTGCGTAAAAATTGAACGTAATTATCAAATATATAAACACTTGCAAAAATGAAAAAAGAATCGAATACCACAATGCAGCAATGCAATAAACAAAATGTTAACCACCGTTTTTTGACTATGAAAAACACCCATGATTGGGGAATATCAATGCTTTATATGGAAGAAAGCGGGAAGGCATTTGCTCGAACTTACTGGTATTTTGATGATGAATCGACAATTTATTTTGACTGGCTAAACGTGATTGAAACAGCGCGCGGAAATGGTATTGCGACAGAACTTTTAAACATCCACCTAAAAACTGCCGATGATATGAAAATGGAAAGTTGTTTGAGTGTAAAAAAAGAAACTTGGATGCACGAATGGTATAAGCGAAAAGGCTACAAAGATTTAAAAGATGATGATAACGAAAGCAATAACATTTGGATGAACCTACTACCTCAAAATGGTGGTTAACGAAGGTATATGTTTCGTTAGAGGAACGAGAATGAAATATATACACCGTTAGCGGGGCGCAATTCATCTGGCCACTGTAACACCGCACACGACTCCAGCGATAGCTGGTAAAACAATACGTCAGACAGTTGGCGGACACATTTATATTCACCCTTTCGGTAAGCATCCGGGAGGGTGTTTTTTTTGCGCTTTTTTTTGGCTGGGGTGCTTCCTGTTTTTCTTTTCCTTACCTTTTACTTATTTACTATTAAAAAAATGTAACTTTGTAACCAATACTCAAAAGGGTTAAAAAAGAAAGAGTTACACGGTTACGTTTTGTTTTTGCGATTTGTGTCGGACACACTTTTTTTGTAACCGCCCCCGCGGACACATTTCGGTTACACTTTTTAAAACAGCCGGTTACATTTTTTAAAACACGAATGTAACTGCACAATCAATTAAAAATCAACTATTTAAAAATTGAAAAATACCCAGTTACACGGTTACAATTTTTTCGTGCAAAAACTATATTGATGGGAGAAAAATTAAAATTGAAAAATTAAAATTATATTCGATGAGTTGTTGCATTGGCTAAATATACAGCTGATGAAAAATGATCTATCAAACAAACCAAAAGTTATTATCGACCTTCCTCCGGTTTTTGAGGCATTTTGCCGTTATGTTTTCGAAACTCCTGCAAAACAGGAAATTATAGTTGCCAACCGTAAACACATCATTGGTAAAGCAATTAACGGACTTATTGAAAAAACAACGTGTAAAAAAAGAATCCAGAATTTTGAGAACCCTGTAATATTTACTGTACCGGTTACCGAATTTAACCAGTATTCGCTTACATCGAAATATATTTACATTAACGCCGAAGAAAACGAGGCTTTTTGCGACCGGGTTGAATCGTCATATTCGTGCTGGATAGAAAATATTTTCAAAGATGGTTATGGAATGAACATGGACCAGCTTGCAATTATTGAAGTGGTTTTGGATTTGCTTAATGTACGGATGAACGCGGTTAATTTCGACTATGTAAAGAAATATGATTACCGGGCGCGCAAAAGTGAGATACGATTAAAGAGTAAAACCATTCTAAAACAAAGAATATCAATTAATTAAAATATTTATCAGGAATAGCGATTGAAAACAACACTTTAAGTCTGAAAAAATGGAACAAAAAACACCAGGAACAGAACGCCCGATTTCGATTCACTATGTATATAAATCGGATATTGCATATTACGGCGCTGTCGGGGATTCGGGTTGTGTAGTTTCAGTAACCGGAAACTGGAAGCTGATTCATACCACAATCGGCAGTATCGATATAAAAGAAAAACCAGAGGAAACACCGGCAGGAACTGTTTTCCGCACACAAATCACAGCCCAGCACCCCGGACACGATGATGATACCCCAGGTGATATCGCCAATATTTCTGGAAGAAAGATATTATTGAAAGTCACCTACCGCAGCGGAAGGGAAAAGATTATAGGTAATGCTGTAAACCAGCCAAAGCTTTTCATTAGTTCAGATTCAAACTCATCGACAAAACTTACCATCGAAAGTAACTGGAGCAGTACCGGCCCCAACCTTTTTGTTGTAACCAGTTTGGATTCGGGTTCTGAAGGCGCAGGAGTATAACGGTTCTGCCCTTTGCCCTTTGCCCTCTGCTCCCGATAGCTATCGGGATTATTCAAGTCCTTTAATACAGCAGGGCCATAACGTAATATTGTGTACATGAACGACGCAGTATTACGCAATCAGTGGCAATTCCTCCTTATATCTCAAATATACAGGGGAATTTGGGCAATGCAGCCTGAAAAGGTAATTGCCCAGGGAGCAACCATTCAGCAATTTTTAAACCGCGACTGGACCGGTAGGGATCAGTCGGTTGATTTGGAAAAAGCACGAGCTGCATTTCCTGTTTGTGCCGTTGCTAAAAATGGTGAAGTGTTTGCCGGCGCCCAGAGTTTTGAAAAAGCCCCTGCAGGATCAACCGCAATTATTCCGCTAAAGGGCACCATGTTAAAATATGGAACCGAATGTACTTACGGCACCGAAGAAATTGCGGGCAAAATGCTGGAAGCAGCCACGCATCGGAATATTTCGTCAATCGTGCTCGACATTGATTCGGGTGGCGGGGCTGTTGATGCTGTTGCCCCGATAGTTCAGGGTATTGAAAAAATACGCTCAGGAAGTAAAAAACCGGTAGTGGCCAGTTGCGACCTTGCAGCCAGTGCAGCCTACTGGGCGGCATCGGCCTGTACAAGGATAGTTGCCAATAACGATATTTCGGCTGAGTTCGGGTCGATTGGGGTGATGATGAGCTTTTGGGATGTAATTCCTTACTACGAAAAGGAAGGTTTTAAACGCCACACCATTTACGCCCCGGAGTCGGATTACAAAAACAGGCCGTTTGAACTGGCGCTCCAGGGGAAATACGACGAGATAAAACAGGAGGAACTTTCGCCCCTGGCCGTTGCATTTCAGAATGCCATTAAAACAAATCGCGGCAATAAACTAAACATGGAAGTTGCCGGCTTACTGAATGGCCGGATGTTTTTTGCCAGTAATGCAAAACAGAATTCACTTAACGCCAAAGAGGTGGGTTTGATTGACGAGGTTGGCTCGCTCGACATTGCCGTTGAGCTGAGCCGCAACCTGGCCAAATCAGCCTTTGTGGACAAGTATATTAACAGTTAAATTTTTAAAAATGTTTAAACACGCACTTTCTATGGTTTTGGGCTTTTTGGGAATTACCGCGTTTGCCAAAGAAGAAGGCAAATCGGTATTATCGGAAAGCCAGAAAGAACAGCTAACCGCTGAATACGGCGAGCAGTTTGTAGCAAAGTTCGAGGCTGACCTGGCAAAGTATGAAGCTACAGGTGAGGATCCTCTCCGCGCCCGCCTCGAAACGAAACTGACAAATCTGGAGCAATTGGTGAACGAGCAAAAATCAAAGCTCGAAGCTGTTGCATCGGAAAATGTAACTCTTAAAGGGCAGGTTGCAAAACTTGCTGATACACCAGAACCGGCACCCGCTGCCGAGTATGTAACCGAAAACGGTAAAAGAACTTTGAAACTGAAAGTAAACCGCAACCTGGCACACAACAAAATGGCCGCTGAGTTTTTGGCCGGCGACCACCGCGTGCTTGCTGCAGGTGAAACCATCGATGTTGATTCGGTGATTTCGGAATTTGGCGACCTGGTTAACTACGTGAAGTTGCCCATGCTGAAAGATGTATTCCAGGGATTTGAAACAGCGCAATATTTAAGTTGGGAACGTGGCATTGAAAGCTGGAAAGCAACCAAAGCCGCTGTTACTTCGGTAATTCAGCAGTTTGTTCCGAAATGGACTCCGCTGGGAGATACCGAATTTACCCCGCTTACGATTCCGTTACGGAGATTTAAAATCAACTTCCCGATAACTCCGGCTGATGTTGAAAAATGGATTTTGGGAATGTACGAAGAGGATAAAGACCTCGACCAGCACCCGGTTACGGTTTACATTATCAACCAACTGATTGTGCCAAAAGCGCAGGAAGATTTGGACGATATTTGCGCCAATGGCGAATATGAAGAGCTGGACTGGAGTTCAGTTTCTGAAGGCGACGCCGGACAGGACCCGCTGAAATCGATTGACGGGTTTATGACTTTGTTACAGAAAGACAAAGTGAAGGTTACACCTTTAATGAACCCGATAGAACTGGCTTCCACCATTACGATGGATAACATTATTGACGAGGTAAACCTGTTTATTGACAGCATCGATAAAAAATACAAACGCCGCGATATGCCTGTATTTATTGACCCAACCCTGTACCGCATGTACAAACGTGCTTACAAAATACTGTGGGGTTCCGGTTCGGATAAAGCGGACGATCCAAAATATGGCAGCGATGTAATTGATTACAGCCGCAACCGGTTGGTACCCATGTACAACATGACCGACTCGGGCGCAATGTTCAGTACTCCAAAAGAGAACTTTATTGGCCTGCGCCATATTAACGAGCCCGGAGCTACAAAGCTCACTCTTCGCAAATACGATTACGACATTCACTGTATTGGTGAATTCCGTTTCGGAATCGGGTTCGCAATTGCTGAAGCTGTATTTTATGCTATTCCCGATGCAGTTGATTCTGGAAGCATAGGAGGCGGAGTATAGGAACTTACTGATAATGTCCCGTCCGTCAGCTGACGGACAGGGACCATTTCATTAACCATAAAAATTAAATAAAATGTACACACCAGTAAGCGTTCCAAAAACGGGAAACAATCCCGGAAGACCACAGGGGAAAGACCCGAATATCATTATTGCACGCACCGATGATATTCTGAATTTCCCGACCCGCGATGCCAACGGCGTTCAAAGCGCCGTGGGGCAAAACCTCACACTGAAACCAGGTGCATCGGCCATTGCCATTTACGCCACACCAAGTACTATAAAACGTTTCGACAGTGTTGAAGGCGAACCCGATACAAAGGGATGGATACAGAACCTTGTGTTCGAACACCCCGGCGATGAAGTTGGTTTTCAGGAATGGATGGAAAACAATGTTAACATTAACCTTGTGTCATTGAGTTTCAGACGTGGTTTTACGAGTGTAAAACTGCACGGAACCATTGAGGAACCTCTTCAGTTTGAAGTGGAAGAGCAGGACGACAAAGAAGCTTTAAAATCGACAATTACCCTTAAATCGGTAATGAGAGGACCAAAATCGATGTTGTATCTGGGCACACAGCCAGCGCTCGATACTGATTCGGGAGGATTAGGAGTTTAGCACAAAACCAGAGCATAAATTTAAATCCCTGACAATTATCGTCAGGGATTTTTTTATGTCCTTCTGTTTGCAATTGCAACAGGTTAATTTTCAAAATAAAAAAACATCATGGAAATTTCGCTAAAAAACACCAAGCCGGAAATACTGGCAGCATTACAAAAAATTCAGGCTGAGAACCTGCAGCAGAAAGAAACTATACTGAGGTTGGAAAATGAAGCGGAACAAGCCTCTCCAAACCTCTCCAAAGTAGATGAGCCGATGAAAATATCAGTTGTAATCCCATACGTAAAAAAGTATGCACAGGGGAACGAACTGAAGCTGGCCGTGAGAGGTTGGGATACACATTTCAGTGAAAATTTTAACCTGGTAATTGTTGGCGACCGGGAACCGTGGATGAATGACCGGCTGGATGTAATTGAATGTGCAGTTATTGGCCAGAACCCGCCGATTGATATTGCCCATAAAATGTTGCGGGTGATTGAATCGGACCTTGTAACAGAAAAATTTATATGGAGCAATGATGACCAGTACCTGGTTTCGCCGGTGATGCTTGCCGACCTTGAATTTTTGAAATGTACCGGCAAACTGAATGAAAAGAACCTGGGAGGAACTTTATATCACGAAAACAAACGGGCCACTTACAATGCATTAAAAAGTATGGGCGCCGGTACCTGGGATTTCTCGGTGCACATGCCTTTTGTTTTCGAAAAACAAAAACTTAGGGAATTAATTGAAACCATGAAGCTGACAAAGAAATCGATGCTGATTGCCACGTTGTATTTCAATATATGGTTCCCGGGCTTTGTGCCTTACAATGTGGAAACGCAAACCGCGCTTGAGTACGATAACCTGAAAGCCGGTGTTTACCGCCCAAATGCCGACCTTGCCAGGTTGCGCGCTTTAATTCCCCGCAAAAAGATGGTTGGCAATTCGCAGGCAGGTTATTCTGAAAACCTGATGAAAATAATTACCGAAACCCTGCCCAACAAATGCCGGTTCGAAAAATAACGCGGAAAGCAGACCGGGTAAAGGTTGTAAACTGGATTCGGAGTGGTGCAAATCTGAAGGATGGTTTAAAGCTTTATTCGACATTGCCTTACCACGCCAAAATTATGCAGCAGTTAAAAAGCAACCCGGCAAAGTACGAAGCCGCTTTGGTTGCTGATATTTGTATGTTGATGGGAATGAGCGTGAAGAAGTTCAGAGTTACGAGTTCAAAGTTCAGAGTTGAAAGCTTAAAGTTAAAAGATGAGAAAATCAGTAAAAAAACACCGGAAGCAGGAAATAGACCTGGAGAAAACAGAAAGGCTGAAAAAAACAATAACCGAGCCTTTAGAAAACAATGGCCATTCCTATCACGACCGGAATGTCCAACGGAGCTTAAGGCATTAGCTGCCGATAAAATTAGCTGTTGGGAAAGGTACACCGGCGCTCATAAAAAACTGTTCGATTGCTCAAGTATCGACGAGTGTTACAACACAGCGTTTGAACTGGTTGAAAATTACAAGGAAAACCGGTTGATTCACCAGGAGTTTGAGCATTACATGCAACATGGCGTTGTTTTGGGATTGCACCCGGTTTTTAATCAGTTTAAAAAGTTTGAACACCTGCGTGGTTTAAATGTGATTGAACTGGTAAAACTTCACGAAATTACATTGCCGCACCGGATTTGGAGAATTGAAAGTGAATTGAAAAAGAACAACCGCCCACACCTGAAAGGCGAACGCGAAAACCGGTTAAACGAAGTGCATGGCGAACTGGCCGAGGTGAAACGATTGTTGGGTATAAAATAATAAAAATTATAAATGAAAAAAGAGCTGGAGTGGGTAACTGAAAAGCGGAAAGTGAATGATTTAATTGAGCTGGAAATAAACCCGCGAAAAATAACAGAGGCAAAACGGCAAAAGCTGATTGACAGCCTGCAAAAGTTTAACCTGGCCGAAATACCCGCCATAAATACCGACAATAAGGTAATTGCCGGCAACCAGCGTTTAAAGGCGCTGCAAATGGCTGGCCGCGGCGAGGAGCTGATTGATGTTCGCGTGCCCAACCGCAAACTTACCGATAAAGAACTGAAAGAATACGCCATTATCAGCAACAGCCACGCCGGGGAGTGGGATTTTGATATACTGGAAATGGAGTTTGCCGATATTGACCTGGGCGATATCGGTATCGACATGAAGGAAATTGAGTTTGAACAAAGCGATGCCTACGGTAAAGCGCAGAAAACATTTTTCGACCGCAAGGAAGCCGCCCTGCTAAAAGCAGAAGAAGACGATTTTGATGTGCCCGACGAAAACACAATTAAAACCGACATTGTAATTGGCGATTTATTTGAAATAGGGCCGCATAGGTTGTTGTGCGGTGACAGTACTGATAGCGATAGCGTGGCAAAGCTGATGAATGGGGAAAAAGCGGATGCTGTATTGACAGATCCTCCCTATGGACAGAATCAACCCGGAGTTGATAATGACAGCCCAGAAGCTCATAAAGAATTACTTGCAAACGCGGTTAAAATGCTTCCGATTGAAAATGCAGTAGTAATTGCATTTAATTCACCAAGAACTTTTCCTAATTGGTTAACCCCGTGTTTGGATATGGAACATAAATTTGAAAGAATGTTATGGCTATATAAAAAAGCTCAGAATTCCTACCCCTACAGAGGATGGCTTCTGACTTCAGAAGCCATCCTCTGTAGTTCAAAAGGAATTGGCAATTGGAATGACGTTCATCCTTACAAACATGATTGTTATGAAGTAAGCGAAGTAAGCGGAGAACTTTCAGTAGATATTGGTTGGCATGGAAGCGTTAAACCACTATTAATTGTAGCTGATTTATTAAACCGAATTTCAAAAGAAAATAATATTTGTTTTGATGGCTTTATCGGTTCAGGAACCACTATGGTAGCAGCTCACCAGCTCAACCGTAAATGCTACGGAATAGACTTAATGCCAAAAAACTGTCAAATTATTATCAACAGAATGTTGAAACTTGACTCTGCTCTGATTATTAAAAGGAATGGAGAATTATGGACACAGAATTAACACAAATACCCGCATGGGCTGATAAAATAGAGCTTGCACAGTTTCGGCAATTGGCCGGGGTTGGGTTTAGCCCGCGCATGATTGCCAACTACTTTAAAATACCCGAAATTGAATTTATGGACTGGTATGCCAACCCGGCCAGTAACCTGGAGCGCGAGTTTAATACAGCCATTATTAACTTTGCCGGTAAAGAGCAGCAGCAAATGCTTAAAGATTCGCTCGATGGCAACACCACACAGGGGCAAAGGCTCGATAAAAAACGTTTCGAAACAAAATTCGAAATGCTAAAAGACCGCATTATTTATGGCAAAGAAGTTTGAAATAACCAGGTACCACGAAATTTCGGAATACATCGAGAAGGGCTCGCACTCGAAACTTACTGCAGAAGAAATTGAATACCTTGAGGTTCTGGTGAAGATGAACACCATGCGCCGTCGTTACGGTTTGAATCAAACCATTTCATTTTTCACAAAACCGCCTTTTAATATCAGCCTGTACCGCGCAAAACAAATGGCGGAGGAATCGATTAACCTTTTTTATTCTGATGAAGTACTCGATAAGCAGGCCGCCCGGAACCTGAAGGCCGAACAGTTTGAACAGGCCGCGCAGCTCGCACTTGAAGCGGCACAAAGTGTGAAGGACCTTGAAATATACCGCGCGTTGTTATGGGATAGCTACAAAGCCCGGCAACTTGACCAGCCCGATCCGATGAATATTCCTGAAGAGCTGTATAAACGCCCGATTAAAATTTATACGCTTAACCCCGTTCAGGCCAAATTACCTGCCATCGATCGCAACCAACTGGCCAAAGAAATTGATGCCCTGGACGAAACTGCATCGAACAAACGTCGATGGAAGCAGGAAGCAATGATTGATGATGTTGATTTTATAGAGATGATAAATGACCAAACCGACGAAGATTGACCTCGACCGCACCGATGTTGAAGTGCGTTACATGAACTGGCTCGCCCAGTTAAGCGGGATTGGTATGTTTGCTTCGCTGTATTTTGTTGGTGGCCGCGGAAGTACCAAAACAACTGCATTTTTGGCCGAGCGCCTGCAGGAAATGGTTTACGATATGCCGGGAGCTCCGGTTGCTTTGGTAGCCGATACTTATGCCAACCTTCAGAAAAACGTTTTACCCACGCTTCAGGAGGGTTTGCGTTTGTTGGGTTGGGAAGAGGAAATTCATTACCGCATCGAGAAACCACCGTTCGACCATTGGAAAGAGAAGCCGGTTAACATTATCTCCAGCTACAAACACACCATTGTTTTTTTTAATGGTTTTAATCTTACGCTGATATCGCTCGACCGTCCATCGAGCGCAGCGGGTAAGTCGTATTGTGCCATAATTGGTGATGAAGTAAAATTCTTCCGGGAAGATAAAATTGCCAAATTAACCAAGGCAGTCCGAGGTTATCAGGTTAGATTTGGCGCATCTCCATTCTATCGCTCCCAGACATTCACTACCGACATGCCAAATCCAAATTTGATTGGAGAACATGACTGGATTTTAAAGCACCGCAAGCGGATGGACGTAAGATCTATTATCCAGGTTTTGAAAGCTGGTTTTGTGCTGAATGATATCCGGAAAGAATATGTTTTGGCAAACGATTCGGGAGATCGAAAAGAAATTGCCAATGTTCAACGTAAATTGGATCGATGGGAAGCACGATGGAGAAAAGTAAGACGAAAAACAGTTTTTTTCTGGGTGGCCAGCTCGTTTATAAATTCCGATATCCTGGGCGTTGATTTCTTCAGTGAAGAATTTGCAGCCGGATTGGAAGATGTTGCTCAGTCAATACTTTCTCTGAAACCGAATTTGACTGCAGGTAACCGATTCTACACGAAACTTACCGAAAAGCATTTTTTTCAGGATGGTAATGATTCATACTTCAGCGAGGTATTCGGCATCCGGGATAAGGAAGATTGCCGTATCCTGGCTAAACTAAATAAAGCTAAGGCCATCGATGTAGGTATGGACTTTGGCAATATGTTATCGATGGTGATTGCCCAGTCCGGAGCCAAACGTGAATACAATTGTTTGAAGGAGCTTTATACATTACCCCCTAACTCCATCAGGGAGATAGCAGACCAGTTCCTTGAGTACTTCAGACACATGGAAGAGAAGACCGTTAACCTGTATTATGACCGTGCAGGTAACAACTACCAGAAGACAGGGCAGGACTTAGCCACACAAATAAAGAAAGCAATTGAGAAGGACCGTAAAGGTAAACGTACAGGATGGAAAGTATTGCTTCGTTCCATCGGGCAGGGTAACATACATTCAAACACTGAATACAACTTCATGATTGACCTGCTGTCTGAAGCTAATCCGTTGCTGCCTAAAGTACGTATTGACCAGTTTAATTGTCGTTGTTTAAAAGCATCGATAGAGAAAGCACCAACCAAGGTAGTCAACAGAAACAACCGGAAGCTGGTTGTAAAAGATAAGCGTAGTGAGGGTCTTCCTGTTCATAAATTACCTACCGATTCAACCAACTTTTCAGATGCATTTAAATACCTGATGTGTAGAAGAGATTGGCTCAAATTATCCAAGGGTACACGCAAGCAAAGTGCTGGTGATGTATCTACCGTTGGTTAGATTTTCAAATCAAAAGTTATCCTTATGACTTAAAAAGTGGTTGGAATACCATTTTAAGTCATTTGTTGCGGCGCGCATAGCTTAACATAATGAGCAACAGGCCATTTGTCATATATCCTATGAAAGCAATTCATGCAAAGGCAAACAC